AGAGTTTCCGCAACACTTGCTTGGAAATCTCTAATCATGTTGAATTCAAAATTGTTAGTTGCACAATGAGTATGAAAAGCTTCTATACTGTCCAAATCTAATCGTGCATCAGCAACAGCACCATCATTGGCAACTCCCTGTAACACATGTCTGAACAGTGAAGCAGGATTACTACTTACTGCTGTAGACCAAGCAGTGCCTCCAAAATCTGATACATAAGAAGATACTGTAGCATTTAGGTTATCAATGACTCCACTTAATTGATCAGTAGCTTTTACTGTTAAAGCAGTAGCTGCTAATGGATGTGGGAAGTTCAATGGGTCTTCATTTGTTATAGATCGCATGGTAGTCCAATGAGCCAAATCAAAAATACTATCTGTATCAGCATTTGTATTTGTTCTTCTCACTCTAACCTCATAAGTACCTCTCGTTCCTGTTGCCCATCTGAAACCCACTCTCTTTGCAGAAGTAGTATTATCAAGAACAGTTATTGCTGACCCTACTACTGCTGAATCGGGGACACCTTTGGCAGTAAAAGTTGGGGCAGCAAATGCCCCATTTAATATTCTAAATTCAATTTCTATTACGACACTTTCTGGTTCCCTGTAACCCTCTGGTGATATATTAACTAATCCAGAAGGGAAAACAATATCAACACTAATCTCGTCTGTGTTTGGTTCAGTTGTTCTGGTAGTCCAACTATCTGCTGCTAACAATAGAACAGAGAAATCAGTTTGAGTAACTCTGTCTGGAAATAAAGATAAAGCAGAATCTCCTGCTACTCCCTCATTTGTCTCTATTTGTATATCATCAAAATTAGCTATAGGCTCTGCCCCTATTTTTATATCATCTATTTTTAATCTGCCATATCCCCAAACAACCAACATTCTCATATGTTGATCGTTTCCTACTAATTCTGTAAACACTTTAGCACCTAATGGGGGAACATTCTTATGCACTCCCAAAACTACTGGTACTGGGGCGAAAGGTCTTAGACCATTTCTAGCTCCTTCAATAAACAGTGTAGGACTCTCTCTGAAATTATCTGTACTGGATAATGAGCCTAAATTTGGCGATACTGCACTAGCAGGTGGAGATAATGCATTTACAGCTAACATTCCCACACCTGAAACTACTCCAAATACCAATGCACTTCCAAGTGCGGTAAATTGTGCTCCTGCAGCCCCACCCAATAATGGAGCTAATGATAATCCTCCTGTAGGAGCAGAAAGTGCTGCAGCTACAGCGAATACAGCTATTTGTGCAACTACTTTAAGAGGGTTTTTTCCTCCACCATCGCCACCCCCACCACCTGTGGGAACTATTCGAATCACTAACACATCTTGATTTTGAAGAAGGGTTGTCTCCCATTCATTTTCTTCTAAGTATACATCGTTCAGACATATGTGAGCATGTCTTCTCAAAACTTCATCTGGTTGAACACACTCTAGAACGTCTTGAACAGATTTTCCTTCTACTGTTATATATTTATCAGTGTTAGCAGCTTTAAATGGATGTGGTACGGCTATAACCCTAGCTTTATCCTTGACATCAGGATGAATCATTAAATTATTTTCCGACATATCTATATATTCCCTCGATCCTTCTAAAGTTGTTTATTCTTTCGTATGTTGTGCCTGTACCATGTTCTGTATGCAGCATCATTTTATTATCTACCGCTATCCCTACATGACAAGTTCTTCCAGAAGCAAAGTACATAATACCATCACAAGCTTGTGGCTTATCAACTGCTTTCCAATTATCTTCAATTCCTTGCAGAAATAATTTTTGCAAGAGAACTTTGTCCTTAATACTCTTATAATCATTGTCATATCTAGGAAGTTCTATTCCTAAAACTTCTTTATATGCCATGTAAACTAATCCCCAACAATCCCAATTATCCCATGATCTTCCATGAGGTTTAAAAGGAACTGAGATAGCTTTTTTTGCGAATTCTTCTATAGTCATTTAATTTTAAAAGATAGCAGGAAAATATGCAGGAGAAAATTGTCCTGCAGGATAAGGTTCCATTTCCATATTCTCTGCAACCAATTCTCCACTTACTGTAGTAAAGTTCCAAGATACATTCCTTAAAGTCAAAGGCACGAAATCTATTTCTATAGTGTCGGGGTCTGCTGCCCTTATTACTTGTATTGTAACTGTGGGAGCAGAAGTAATATTCCTAATGTGTGTAGCTATTTCTCTTGATACATTATCAATAGTTAAAGTAGCTCTTGTTGGAGAGTTCTCCCTATTATCTGGTAATGTAATATCAAAGGGAAAAGCTGTAAAGGTGACACTGTTAGAAACTATGTCCTCATTATTATTCACCACTGTTACATCAGGACTTATATCAGCATGTGATATAGTCAGCAAGACTAAAAATACATCTGATGTTTCCTGTAGAAATGCCTGTTGTTTTGTTGTATTTGAAATAGCCATTACGGTAATATCTCCAATTGTAAAGTAGCTCTCCACATTCTTGTTGCTGTAGAAGTAGTATCACTATTAGACAGTAATTGCCATGAAGGAGGTTGTCTGAATCTACATGTTATAGCTGAATCATCTACTGGGTCTGTCCAAGTAAAAGTAGCTGACCCTTCTGACGTAGTAGTAATGTAAAACGTATCAAAAGTAGCTCTCTGTGTACCATTTAACAACATAGCAATATCTAAATTCCTAACTGCTGCTGTGAATTTTTTTCTGACTTTAGGAGCACCCTGATCCATTGACGATCTTGCTAATGCATTCTGTCTAATGTCTGTGATGTTCATAAAACCTTGTTGTGGTAATGAAGCTGGCCATGCTGCCATATCTTATCTCCCTGTTAATTTTGGATTCATGTTTGCAAATGTATTTCCTAGTTTCTGAAAGGTCTTAGTTCCCGGTCTAATAGTCTTAGCTATTTGTTCGTCTAAGATTACATTCACACTCTTTCCATTGTCTGTTTCAGTCTCTTCTGTTCTAGTGCCCTCTGGTGCTCCTATAATATTTATCTCTACGTTAGAACCACCACCTTGAAAATCTTTAAATCTGTCAAGTGGTATTAATGCTTCTTTACCTGCCTCACCAAAAATACCTGCTGTAGGTTTAGTTGCTACTCCACCATCCGCAAACAATCCTAATGATGATACTACAGGATTAATACCTGCACCTTGAGGTGATGTAACAGACGATAATGGTGTTGCAGTATTAGAACCACCTCCAAATAAGCTGCCTATGAAACCACCTGCACCACTACTTGTAAATACTGATCCTAATAAACCACTACCAGTTCCGCCCACTACAGAAGCTCCAAACAAGCTTTGCATTAAAGGCTGTATAACTCTGATTTGTATCGCCATTTTCATAATCATCCTAGAAAATGACTCTAAAACATTTGCAAAACTAATTTCTGCTCCATGCGCCCAATCAACTATCATATCTGCTGTTCCATCTGCCCAATCTTGTGTCGCTCTGAACATAGCTTGGAAAGCTGCACTGTTTTTTAACTTAATTCTTTGTATAGAGTTTGTTCTAAAAGTTTCAAATTCTTTTTGAGTAACTAATCCTTTATCAACTAATATTTTAAATTCGTCAGACTCTCTTTTTAATTGAGCAATTGCAAAATCTGCATTTGAAAGTGACACCTTGTCTTTTGCTATTTGAAAATCTTTTATTTGTGTTTTAAATGTTTGTAAATCAGATTTTCTTCTCTTTGCTGCTTCTGCATCAGGATCAACAGTAGTATTTACATCTGTCTTGCTTAATCCACCTCTTAAATCAGTCAGGTTCCCGAATGAATTAAGAAATGCATCAGCTTTCTTTTTTGTCTCTTCTGCTTCTGCTAATTTTGCTTCAATACCACTTTGAAGAATATTTCCTACAGTTGTACTTATAGGATTTGCAAAGAAAACACTTAACAAACCTTTTTCTTTTAAAGTTATCAGCAAGTTAGTAAATTGAGTTAATGCAGGTAATATTTTCCCACCTAAAGATACTTTTAGATCATTTATATTCTCTACGAATAATCTCAATTGTTGGTTATACAATTCTTGAGCATCTGCTGTTGTTCTATTAGTAATTCCTGCTCTCTCAACAATACCATTTAAATCTGCCTGTTTTTTCTCAGCTTGATTTATAATTGCTGTGGCTGCTCTTAAAGCTCTGTTTCTTCTAAATATAACACTCAATTCTTCTGCACTAGCATCTTTGAACTTAAGAATTGAATCTATAAATTTACCATTGGCTATAGATGTAGAATTTAAAGTAACACCAAATTTTTC